AACAACGCCATGGTCTATCTCAACCCACGCTTCTCGGCCTTTGACATCATGCAGGCCATCAACGATGACCTCTCGGACCTGTGTAGCCCAGAGAACAACCTCTACACCGTTGACTCAATTGAGGTCACGTACAACCCAGCGACCATTGGCTACGACCTCACCGGGGTCACGGGCTTAATCGACATCCTCAGCATTCAACAGAAGCAGCCGTATCCCATTGGCTACTGGGTGCCGCTGCCTAGAAAGAAGTGGACGCTGACCGCGGACGCTGACCTAACCGCATTCCCCTCTGGTTACGCCTTGCGCCTCAACACCGGAGGGTATCCCGGCATGCCGCTGCGCATCACCTACAAGCAGCAGTTCCAGCCCTTCGCCGCCTTGACTGACGACGCCACGACGGTCGCGGGTTTGTCCTCGACGATGTACGACCTCCCTCCACTCGGGGCAATGGTCGCCATCGTCGCGCCGAGAGAGGTGAAGCGAAATCAAATCGATGCCGCTCCTGACTCTCGGAGGGCTACGGAGGTTCCACCGGGCGCGGTGATGAACTCCGTGGCTCAGGTTCTGGCTCTACGAGCACGGCGTATCAACGCTGAGGCCAGCCGTCTCAAGCAATTGTACGGATCACAAGCTGGGCGTTGATGGGCTTCTGTGCGACGTTCGATGAGCCCTGGCTCTATGGTTCTTCGGGCATCTCCAATGACGTTCCGGGCACCTATGACGTAGCCATCGACGGCCACGGTTACATGATTAACACGGTCTTCGAGTTCGGACGCCGCGACTCCTTCAGACACTCATCCATCCCGGCCCAGCGTGACGCCACGGACATCACGAATCAACCCGGTGAAGCGACTATCAATCCACAGGGATTATGGAGAAGTGAGTTCAATGATTGGTCCATGGGTTCTGGTCAGTTGTTCGTTGACCGCAAGGACTCTCAGCCGAATCGTTACCACCACGGCCAAGGGGTGGATGTCTTTACCAACAAGTGGTACGCAACCCTGCTACCTGGTACCACCCAGTTAATCGCCGACACCGACCCTGCGTGTCAGGTCCTGGTAGTGAACGGCTACGTCTACAAGCTGAACTCAACGGGCGTTGGGTACTCAACCAATGGCTCAACGTACACCGCTGTCGCTGGGCTATCGGGAGTTACCCCGGTGATGATGGCGACCGATGGCAACACGGTCTATATAGCGGCTGGCAGTTCCGGCGTGTACACCACGACCGCTGGAAGTGCGACATCAGCGAGGCAGTTGGTGAACGTCGCGGGACAGAACATCACCTTCGTGGCCTTCTGCTCGAACGTCCTGCTGGTAGGGAACGGACCGGCGCTCTATCAGATCATCGGGACCACCACCTCGTGGCCGACTGCCCTAATCGTCCAGGCCCAGTCCTCGTGGCTGTGGAACTGCGCGTGCGGCGGCAACGGGTGGATTTACATCGGTGGTTTCGCGGGAGCCAACGCCGGAAGTGCTTCTGTGTCCAGCGTGTTCAAGACCCAGTTCGCTTCTGACGGCACGACGCTGGGTGCTCCGACCATCGCCACCCCACTGCCCCCGGGCGAAATCGTCTACAGCCTCTTCGCCTTCGTGAACTACATCCTCATGGGCACGTCCTTAGGGATGAGGTTCTGCCAGACCTTGGGGCTTATAGACCCCTCCGGGCAGGACACCGGGCTGCTAAAGATTGGCCCCATCATCCCGAACTTGCAGGAACTAACGACTAAACCCGTTCGCTGCTTCACCGCCAATCAGAGGTTTGTGTATTTCGGATGGAGCAACTACTCGAACTCCAACGTGAAGGCCACCAAGCCCGTTACCGGTCTGGGGTGGTTGGATATCTCCACCTTCACCGGCGACCAGACTCCGGCCTACTCCAGTCATCTGATGGTGAGTGGCAGTGGAGAGATAACCTCGATGGACTGGTTCAACGGCGCGCCTATCTTCAGCGTCCAGGGCCAAGGTGTCTACAGCGAAGCGACGACGTACGTCTCGTCCGGGAATATCTACTCCGGCTACATCGCCTTTAGAATCCCTGACCAGAAGGTCTTGATTGCCTACAGCGTGGATACGACTTCGACCGCTGGCTCAGTGACGGCTTCGATAAACCAGGACGACGAGAACACCTACGCCTTGGGGTCGCTGACCTATCCGACTACCCAGTTCACCATCCCCCAGGTCTTCGGGGAACTCTTTGAGACCGACCTGACCCTTACCGCGACGAGTTCTAACACCGTGGCAACGACCGTGCGAAGGGCGACGTTGCAGGCGTACCCCGCGATAACCGCGGGCAAGTTCATCATCGCGGCCTTGACGTTCGCGGGAGAAGTGGAGTGTCGGGCTGGGGTTAGAAGGACGATGAACGTCTACAACGAACTCGCGTTCCTGGAAAATCTTCGCTACAACCAAAACGTCATTATCTATCAGGAGGGCGTAAACTCCTGGGAAGTTGTAGTGGATGATTTAGACATGGTTTGGTATCAGCCGAGCCAACTTCCAGGCGGAGGATTTGAAGGAGTCATGATGTGCACGATGAAAACAGCCACTAGCGGGCTCATAACGTGACGGCTTTCCTGCGCAGATACTTTGACGGAGGGGGCGCGACCACCACTCTCTCGACCGCAATGGGCTCCGCTGACACGTCCTTCGTGCTGGCTGCCGCCACCGACTGGCCGGGTGCAGCCGCTAACAACTTCGTCGCTGTCGTTGACCGCGGGACTCCCAGTGAAGAGAAGATTCTCTGCGCCTCTAACTCTGGGACCACCGTCACAGTCGCGTCTAGCGGTCGTGGGTATGACGGGACTTCGGCCACGACGCACAACGCTTCGGCCACTGTCTCACTGTGTCTCTCAGCCATAGACGCGGACGAAGCCAACCAAGTCACCAATCTGCTGGGCAATGCTGCAGCCGGATCACTGATTCTCGGCGCTGGCGCGGGGACGCTGCCAACAAAGCTGGCAGTAGGTTCGGCGACCTCGATTCTCGCTGGCGGCACAAGCCCTTCCTACGTCTCGGCCTCCAACGGTCAGGTCTTCGGAGTCTCTGGCGGCGCGGTCGCTGCGATAACCCCCGCGACCGTCGTCACCCTCACCCCGATTTCCAAGTCCTCCAGTTACGCAGCGGTGACGGGGAACTTCGTCAACATGACCGCGACTGGGACGGTGACCTCTCCCGGCGCCGCCGCTGGCGCGGTCTTTGGAGCAATAGCCAACTACGCCGCGTCCAATGCTTCGCCGGTTACCCTGACCACCGCCTCGGGCTATTTCATTGGGCCAGGAATACCCGCGTCAACGGCGACCATCCTGCTCGGTGCTCTTAACGCGAATGCGTCCTTCATCTCTGACGGCACGAACTGGTACCTCACGAGCGGAGCGCAGGACTCAGGGTGGATTACCGCATCATTGGTGAATTCCTGGGTTACGGCAACTGTCGCCCCGGCGTACAGATTGGTCGGGGACCGGGTGTCTTTCCGTGGCGCGGCCTCCGCAGGCGCCGGCGCTTCGTTTACGCTGCCGTCAGGAATGCGTTCGTCCCTACAGATTACCATCGGCTTTGGAAGTAACTCTTCGGGCCCCGTCGCCAACTATCTCACGATAAGCACGGCGGGTGTAGTCGATGCCGATACCACCGGCGCGGGCGTTACTCTCTATTTTGACGGCATTACCTTCACGGTTGACTAATGAAAGACGCTCGCTCCGCGATAGTTGCCGGTGCCTTCTGGCTAGCCAAGGAACACGAGCATTGCACGTACTCTGAAGGCTCCCAAAGGATGTCGGGCATTAACCGACCCTTCGTTCTGCCCTTCGTCGGTGACTGTTCCGCGACCGTGACCGACTGGTACAACTGGGCGGGCGCACCCGACCCCAACAAACTGCGCTTCGACCATGAGGGCTATACCGGGACGTTGCTCTCAGCCGGGGACCACCTGGCGCTCTTTCGCAAGAACGGGGTAGGCACGAGGATTGAAGACGTACTTCCCGGTGACGTGGTTATCTTCGGCCCCGGAACGGGGCGTCACGCGGCACTGGTGGTCGCTCAAGGAAACGGTAATCCAGTGGTCGCGAGCATGGGAAGGCCGGGAGACCCATCGATACTGCGCGTTTCACAACTTAGCTTCATTGGTGAGCAGACGTACTTGAGGTTCGACACCATGGCCAGACACGTGCGTTGGCCTCCGGGACATAAGAAATGATTCTCGCCGCCGCTCAACACACGACGGTCGTTAATCAGGGGATGCTTTCTACCACCCTCGGCCAAGTCTTGGCGGGCCTCGTGGTGGCGATAGTCGCAGGCATTGGGGCCACGCTCATCAAGGCGGTGAGGCTGGCCGCGAAGAATGCCGAGGCCAGTTACTACGTGCTCGCGGGGCGTGAACCCTCACCCCTTGAGCCCAACCCACCGCCAGGACTCGTGAGCATATCGTCTGGCCACACAAATTCCATCCTGGATATGGCCCAGCATCAATTGGTACAGAATGGCAAGGTTGACAAGATTCAACTCATGGTGGCGTCGTTGGTGCAATCGAACGCCACCACCCACACCGACTTGGGAGTCGCGGCGGTGAAGGTGGCTGAAGTCGCGGCGACACAGCAGCATGAAGTCCTGGCCGCCATAGCCGAACACGAGGGGCACACGCATTAGAATCCCCACGAGGGGCTAACGAAAGGAATCACCTTGAAACTCTTGTTCTTGATTCTCGCCATCATCGTCTTTGCCGTTACCGCCATCATCGCCTTGACGGGTGGGACGTGGGACACCTTCAGTCACCTGTTCGCGCTGGTGAGCATTGGCTTGGCGCTCTTCGCCGCGTCCTTCCTGCCGCTGCCAGCGACCCTTAACCCGTGATCGGCATCCTTGTCTTGGTATTGGTGGTGGTCCTCATCATCTACGTGGTGACAAGGCTCGCCTAGATGCAGTGGCATCACGTCTGGTACGGATACTTCGTCCCCTCGTTATGGGGGAACGGACCTGAGGCGATTTTCCAAACTGTCCTCTACGGGCTCATCGCGCTCGCGGTAGTTCCGCCCTTCCGCCACTGGTTCGAGCGCCACATCAAATCAATCCACGAGAAACTGGACCACCAGCACGAGGAGCACCTGACACTGATGGCCCACCACCACAAGGAAGCCATGGCTCTGGCGAGGAAGCACCACGCCGAGCACATGGTTGCGTTGGGATCAACGAAGAACGCGCGAGACGCCAAAGGAAGGTTCATCAAATCATGACCGCGACCCCCGAATCCAATACCTTCAAGGCCGTCGTGAGAGGGCTGATGCCCTTCATTGAATCCGGCGCGGCGGCAATAATCGCGCACTTCGGCTACCACGTCAGCCTGCAAACGACTATTGAAATATTAGGCATCGCTGGGGCGGGGCTGACAATTCTGCTGCACGCTGCCGAGACCCAGTGGCCATCCATTGGGGTATTCCTGGGATACATCGGCGCTCCCGTCTACGCACCGTCAACCAAGGTAAGCCAGAAGTCCGAGATTGCGGCACTTGAAGCCAAGGTCGCGGCGCTGGTAGCTGCGCAGGAAGAGGCGAAAAGCCCTTCACCTCCGAGTGTCGCGTGAGGACCCGCGAGGAACTTGAAAACTGCGGTCTGCACCCGGAGGACTGCGCCAAGTGCCAGGAAGTCAGGATTTGGGTGACGTGCGAGGAGCACGAAGCCTTCATCTTGGGCTTTAGGGCAGGTTTCAAGTACGCTCAGTCCTTGGAAGTACCTCCGGTCAGTACGGGTACGGCCACTACAATCAAATTGATTCCCGGCGAAGTCCGGGATAACTAAAGGAGCCATATGGCGGATTTCCAGATAGCAGATAATCAGAACGTCACCTTGACTTTGGCGGTTGACGATGCGGCGGGCAACCCCGTCACGGGCGATGTCCTCGACGCAGGATCAGTCACGGCGACCTTCGCCGATGGCTCGGAGTGGACAGTCGCTGTCTCGGCTGACCAGACCTCGGTCCTCGTCACCGCCAATGGTGCCTTGACGATTGACGACGTACTCACCGTCAATGGTTCAGTGGGCGGCGTAGCGCTCACCCCAGCGACGATGGCCTTTGACGTGACGACCGGCACAGCCACCACCATCGGACTCTCAGCAGGGACTCCGGTTAACAACTAGCATCACAGCGTCAGCGAGTTATCGTCCTTTCGCGCTGACACGCGGACCCGACACCCGCGCCGAAGAATGCCCGCATCTACTCAAAATTGGTGCGGGCATTCTTCATGTCACACGGCTGGTATAGTGTGTCCCTAAGTGAACAGAAAGGACAGCATGGAACTAGAGGAATTTCAACTATCAGATGGTGAGCCGGAGGAGTTCAACGAACGAACCTTCGTCATCAACGATGAATCCCAGGCCCTGTGGGCAATGAGGAAGTTAGCGGTCTCCCAACGTCGGATCGACACCGTACAACGTCAGGCCAAGGACGAGATAGACCGTGTAGCAGCCTGGGTCGAACAGGCAACGAGAGCGGACAAGGTAACCGTCCTGTACTTCGAGGAGATTCTGACCTCCTACATGCTCAGATTGCGGGATGAAGGGCGTAAGTCACTCATTCTCCCGGACGGGGAGATAAAGAGCCGAGAAACGCCTTCCAGGGCCGTTGTAGAGGACCTGGACGTGTTTATCAAGTGGGCGAAAGAATCTCACCCAGAGTTCATTCGAACCAAGGAGGAAGCGGATTTGAACGCAATGAAGCAAGTCTCAATGGCTGGAGGAGGTATGTACATGACCCTCGACGGCGAAGTGGTTGAAGGCATTAAGGCAGTTGAAGGCAGTGTGAGTGTTTCATTCGATATCAACGGAAAGGACAACTAATGGCGTACGAGAGGCAAATGGATTACATCGACGTGGCGACGAGGCTGCACGAGATGAGGGATGTTTTCCCAGATTTGACCATGCAGCAGGTGAGCATGGAGTTCGTGACAGTGGCAGGAGGTTCCTACGTGGTCTACGTGGCTGCGGCCTATAGGAATTCCGACGATCCGCGTCCTGGCATCGGCACAGCGTGGGAGCCAATCCCTGGACCTACCCCATTCACCAAGGATTCTGAGGTTCAAAACGCCGAGACGGCAGCGTGGGGACGTGCGTTAATCGCCATCGGAGCTTCGACAAAAAACGGCATCGCGTCAAAAGAAGAAGTCACCAATCGACAACAGCCCGGCGAGTATCGCAACAGTCAGAGGATCGATAACGAACCGGCCTTTGAAGACAACGAACCGCGAACGGTGAATCCCAACGTCGGGCGTCAAGCACCACAGGGTTACATTCACGGCTCAGGAAACTCGGACTTCGACATCATCTTGCAGGCAGCGACGTTAAGTAACTCTGAGTTCATCCACTCACTTGCCGAGCAGATTGAAAATCGGGGGAGTTTGACGGACAAGCAGATATCTTCTGGCGTTCCGCAGGCTTTTAAGATCGTTCAGGGCGGCTAAGGGTTAAGTCGTGCGGAGGAACCTCGCATCGTTTCTGAGAGACCGTGCGGGGGTCTCTCCCCGCTATGGATTACTAACGACCGCGTGTACCAGGGGTAGTGAAAGAAACCAGTTCTAGTTCAAACTACAAACTTGTAATTTCGCTTTTCCTTGTGAAGTCTTTCACTTTTCTCGATTGAGTTGAAGCGAGGCCGTTGAGTAATTATTTCCGCCATCTCTAACTGCATCATTTGACGCTCGCTTGAAACCATTACCCAGTCGATGATGTCGATGTCTTTCCACCATGGGGCGCTATATCTGTGTTGCTTCTGGCGCTTCTTAAATTGAGTGGTTTGGCCAACGTAGAGAAGATCGCCATTTTCGTCTCGATGGTAGTAGACAATAAAAGCTCCGCCAGGTGCAGGATTATTCCTTGTGAGCCAGTTCATCTCATCCAGATATGCGGAGTTTTTGATTATCCACAGACTCTAATTTATGTGGGGAACCTACTTATCATATTCTTAGAAAAATGTTCCATTTTCAGGGGTGAGAAATCACCAATAATGGTCGAGGCGTAGTGTAGCCTTAGGTGAACAGGAAAGGACAACCATGAAGCGTTCACGGATTAAGCAGCGTCCTTCACACAAGAAAGTCGCGTACGACGAGGAATTCGCTGAGGCAAAAGTCCTGGTGAAAGAGCGTTCTAAGGGCGTCTGTGAAGCAGCTACCTTTGTTCTCTACAACTTGCACCGCACACCGGAAACCCAAGAAGCGTTGCAAATGTTCCTCGACGTTCCCTGCGGATTCCACGCCGTTCACGTCCATCATCGCAAGTACCGATCACGGGGGGGCACGAATTCTTTGACCAATCTTTTAGACACCTGCCTCGCTCATCACGATTTCGCTCATGCGCATGGGGGGTTCG